TTTCCACCAGACCGTCCTCATCCATTGAGATCTGATCCACTTGGTAGATGTTGCATTTGGTGTTGTCCAGTCGCACGGTGAACAACGAACCGAACAGCGTTGTATCTGCAGTGGCACCGTTCGTCACTGTGATCTGCGTCAGCCGCACATCCGAATCACCAGCGCGGTAGGCGAAGATGTCATAGGTGCCGCTCAGCTCACCGGCAAGGCTGGTCACGTTGCCGCTTGCGTCGATCACGCCATTGTTGAAGGACGCATCAGGCGACGCCTTGGTGATCACGCGGATGTATTGCCCTGGCGCGAGGTACAAACCTTCCGGCGTGGTCTTGAACGACACGGTATGCGTAACGCGACGGCGCACGCTGAGCAGATAACGCGCAACTAAGAACGCCTGCTCGCGATACGTGCAGAATGCGCTCATGTCGTAGGTTTCCATCTTGGCCTGATTGAACTCATCCGTGTTGTCAGCCCAGACGACCATCATTGAGCGCTGCTCTGGCAGTTGGTTCTTGGTGCCTTCGCGGTATGTCATCACGGCGCGGAAACTCTGCCGACTTTCGGCTTCTAGATAGTTCACCGCAAAGGTGTCTTCGATGATGTTGCCGGATGTGAACAGCGCCGAAATCTGCACAGCACCTTGCCGCAGGCTGCCGTCAGTTTCAGTTGGCAATGCCGGCTCAACGGTGAACTTACCGTTGGAGATAACGAAGTTGCACAAGTGCAGCGGTGCTAGCTGGCTGATGTATTCGCGGACGTTGACTTGCTCTTCAATCACACCATCAAAATAGATCTCGTTCTGCACTAGGAATCGCGAAGTGCGGTAGAAGCCAGCGGTGTCGATCAATTCATCTGATACACGACGACCGACGCCTGCGCGTGGGTCTGTCAGCAGGAAATAGACGAGATCGGAGAACTTATTTGCTGCGCCGACATCGCCCTTGTCAAAACGGAACGTGGATACACCTTCAGGTATCCACATCCGTACTTGATCCAGTGTTGTGATCGACCGGCTCGACCGCAGCGCCATGCCGAACATGGTGATGCTGTTGTAGGTCGGTCGTTCTTCGTTAGTGACGCTTTCGTTTACGTAAACGATCTCGTGCTCTGGCGATGAACTGTTGGACTTCTCCAACTCCTCATAATGCGAGACATCAGCGATCTGGCTAGCCAGCTCAAACCAACGCTCAAGCGTGTTGGGATCACCGGGAATGTAAACGTTGTCATGCACAACACGCAGACGCGGGCCAACGTTGCCGCCACGTGTAAAGTCGTTGTTGACAAATGTGACTGCATCAAAGATGTGGTTGTTCGGTGGTTCATCAGACCAGCCAATGATCGTCATCCTTGACGGGTTTTCCCATTCCCAATCGCTCAGCGGGTTCTCTGGTCGGTAGATGCTGCGAGCGGTGATTCTGACACGAACAGTTTTGTTGAACGCCCAATCCAGTGTGATGTCAACACTGCGTTCTTGGCCTTTGTAGTCGGAGGCGTAACCAAGGTAATGCGTGTGCCATCCGCCGAACTTGCCTTGCGTTACAGATGATGGCAACCATTCCTCAACCACAAGCCTTGCCGCTTGCGTTGCCCAGCGGCCTTCTATGCCCTTAACGCCTTTAGTTCTAAACTCAGCATTGGCGCGAACATCAATAGCGGCGACAACAGTCCCCGTCGTGGTGATGCGAAACGTGCCGTAGCGATTGGTGTAGTCGGCGCCAATCAGCTGCCCACCATTTGCGTTGAGGCGCCAAAATTCTGTATTGTCAGGGCTGAACTGCCGTACATCAGCGCCGCTCTTAGGAATGAAGCGGTACTCAAACTGGCCAGGGATGCGACTCTTGACGCGGATGTAGTTGTACTTATCAACCGGCGATTGGCCAGTAATGCAGAACTGCTCGCCGATTGGCTCCCACTCATATGGCAGGCCATTCGGCTGCAATCCAACAGGCCTCAGGGCGATGGTGAATACAGTTGTGCGTGAAAAATACTTTGTCTGCGTGCCACTGATGACGTTGACGCCATTGCGATCAAATCGTTTCAGCGCCGCTGGTGTTGGCACCTCCGGGAAATTGCAAAGCGCATTAGCGCGATTCCACACTTGTGATTTGATGCCGAATTCAGTGGCATCAACCACGCGCTGATTGCGCACTGTCGCGAATGCAACGTGCATCAATGGAAAGAACGACGGTCCTATCCATTGCGGCGCGTAGGTTCCGCCGTCATAGCCGATCTCCCTGTTGATTGCTTGAATGCCGGCAATGCCGATCTCAACAGATCCGCCGGTTGTTTCAATGCAGCGCAGATCGTAGTAATAGTGCCCGCGACCCTTCGCCCAACTGGATTGCGGCCGGTTGATCACTTGCCAGACCGTGCGGCCGATCATGAAGATCTCACCGATCTGTAGCTTGTCGTCAGCGTCTTCGCGTTCTTTGATCGTGCGTGATGTTTGATCGTCAAGTGTTACGCCGGACTCTTCGGCGAAGTTATTGCTGTCGATATACTCCTTGTCGGTGATCTCAAAGGTGACCGTATCACCGACTGAAACATTGACGCGAGTAGGCAGGTCGTAATTCGTGCCGTTATGGCGCATCAAGCCCATGAAGCAGCTGTAGCCAGCACCTTCGCCGGGCATGCCGCCTTCAACTGCATTGGCGGCGCCACCAGCAATCTTGCGCCGTGTTGCACGCAGACGCCGGTCTGGATCATTGAAATCCGGGATCGAGATGACTTGCCAGTTGATCTTGTTGTGCGTACCGTTCTTGATTGGGTCATACACACCAAATGATGTGCTGCCGGTTGGTGTGTAGACCGAGCAGAAGCCCGTGTCCACCATCGCTGCCAATGTTGGGCACTGGAAGATGTCATCGTGCGGCTCTGGATCACCTGAATACGGCTGCGCCCGAGTGCCAGCAAACAGATCGGCGGCCTTCACTCGATTGTCGCCATCGCGGCTTGCCCAGTAGAACGCGAACTGCTCCGGCGGCAGCGATGCAAGCGGCATCGTGCCAAGGAAGATGCCGTTTACATCTGGGCGTGCCAGTGTGCTTTCGCCGACCACATACAGACCTTTGTAGCCCTGCCCGAAGCCATAGCTGAACATCCGGCTCCAGACCAGCGCCGGACTGACAAGAATGCCGCCAGTTGTATGCGTGGAACGCTCAACGTATCGCCCGAAGACAATTGGAATCGGCAGGCCGAATTGTGCAATGTCAGCTGAGCCTTCAAACCCAAAGGTTTGGTTGAAGCGGCTTTGACCATTGGCTGATGCCAACCGACGTGTACGACCTTCGCGTGGCGTCTCGGGCTTGATCTGTGGCGTCAGGAAGTACGACGCTGCGGTGAATGCTGCGCCAACGGCGAGGCTGATCAGAATCGAGGTCGTGACCGGATCACAGCGGATGTCCGGCACAAGGTCATATTCAGCCGGCCGTTCACGACTCAGCGCTGCAACTTGTTGCTTGTACCAGCGATATTCGTCTTCACTACAACCGATCGTTGCGATCAGCTCGCGTTCAAACGGGAGTAGTGGCGCACTGTATGCACGGGCTGCAACATCGCGGTAGGGCACCATGCCACCGCTTGCCTGGGCTTGCTGATGTGGATCACGCCCTGCTGCCATACCACCCCGAATGTGTGCGCTTCTGTGGACAGCAACACCACGTCTCCGTCAAGTGTAGCTCTATCCACGCGGCGACCCCATTCCAGCAGTTCTCGCGCCACTTGCCGCCATGATGCGGTGTACCAATGCTGCGACGATCGCGGTCGTGGTATTTGCAGCTCATCCAACGCAAGCAATACAAGATGGATGCAGTCGATTGCGCCATCAGCGCCGCTGCCATCAGCGCCGTAGCGATACGGTCTGCCGATTAGATCAGAAACGCACATAGGACGACGCTGGCAACCGCCCCACAAGCCGTTGGTGCAGCGAGCGATTGGGTACATCCGAGCTGACTGCATCGAGCACGCTGTTCAAACGCAGATTGATCGCGGTTTCATCCCATCCGCCGGCAGCGATCACGCCGGTATAACTGTGCAACAACTGCTGCGAGCCGGAGTTGTCTGGGTTGACGATGCAGACATCCACCGTCGCCACCCAGCTTTCGGTGACAGCTTGCCCGGCCCATGACCGGCTGAGTTCATTGTTCGGGAAGGTCAGCGCGGTGTCTACGTTGTCGCCTTTGATGTTGACCGCAACACCACTGAAGCCAAACGGCATGAAGCTGTGCAGATAGCTGCCGCGCTGCACACCAGATCGGATGTAGAAGTTCTGAAAGGCCAAGACGTTGCCATTGGCCTGCGTGAAGCGAACGAAATGACCGAGTGCGTACTGCATTAGATCCCGATGCGACGGCGTGTTGTGCTGGACTGCTGCAGGCGGCGCAGTGTTGCCTGCTCACCACGTGTTGCACCTTGCTGCGCTGCCCGCGCCATGCCAGTGCGGAACTGATCAGCAGTCACGTAGTCCACGCTGTTGATCCGCTCCACGGTGTAGCGCACGTCGATCGGTGCAGATGGTGCCGCTTCACCGCCGGCTGCTGCATCACTGCCGCCACTGCTCGGGATGACCGCCTCACCACGTGCGCCACGGCTGTAGCGGGCCATTGCGCTGGCCATCTTGCTTTGTGGGATGACGTACTCGGGCTCGCCGCCTTCGCCGATGAGCGCTTGCGTCGGACCGGTGACGAAACCGCCTTCGGCAAATGCCGGCCCGTAATAAGGCTTGCCGTTCGGCGCCTTTGCGCCTGGAGTACCGCGCGGGACGCTAGGACCACCGCTCAGGGCATTGAAGATGGACTGCAGCAAGATCAGCGTGAGCTGCTTGGCGATGATCTCAGCGGCCATGCTGATGAAGGCCTGGCCAATACCCTTGAAGGCATCAGCAAGCGCCTCTTGCGTGCTCTTGGCACCGGTTGCTACGTCTTGGAACGCTTGACCGAAGGCATCACCGATCGCTGTTGCGCCGCCCACGATGCTGTCAGTGGCGACCTTAAATGGATCCAGCTCTGCCTTCAGCTGTTTGATCTTTTCGCCGATGTTGTCCATGACGCTCGGCGTCCTGGCTTGTCCGGCAGTGGCGACACCAACGGCTTCATCACGCTTCTTGGTGAGCCCACCTTGCAGCTCTTGGATCCGCTCCAGCTCCTTGCGGTACTTGGCGATCTCAGTCGCTGATGCACCTTCCGCTTCGGCCTTGGTAACGGCAGCCTGCGCAGCGGCCAGCGCCGGCTGGAGCGCTTCCACGCTTGCCTCGTAGGCACGGTTGATCTCGATTATCTGCTTAGCAAGCTCAGCGTTGGTGCCGTTTTTGATCAGTTCGCCGTATTCACGCTCATAGGCAGCCTGATCCTTCAGCCGCTTGAGGATGTCATCCAACGGCTGCGTCGCTTGCCTGTTCAGGTCAAGGATGCGCTGCTCCAGCGTGAGGCTGCTTTGCTTATATTCCGCTGCTCGCGCCTGCTGCAGCAGTTGCGTCTCCTGCTGACTCTTGCTTTGCGCCAGCAGTTCGTTGTACTTCCGCTCGATCTCGGCGCGGGTGTTGCCGAAGGCGATAAACGCGGACTGGTATTCGTTCTGCGCACGCAGCAACGCCAGCTGGTTGTTTTGCGTGAACAGCAGATCCTGCGCTGACTTGAGCTGCTGCGCTTGCTGCTCAGCGGCGCGTTGGGCTTCTGCTGCTGCTTTGTCAGCTGCGGACTTGCCGCCGGCGCGGGTGCGGCCAGCGCGGCCACCACCTGCAGCGGCACCGCGTGGCAACGTGGCTGCAGCGGCTGCTCCACCGCCACCGGCGCCGGCTGTTGCCTCGCCGGCTGCTACGTCTTGCTTGAGCTGCGCTAGTTCCGCGCGGAGTGCGCCGAGACCAGTACCAGCAGCGCTGCGGCGCCCGGCTTGGCCGCCACGCCCACCGCCACCGCCCGCGCCACCGGCTTGGCTTGTCTGCTGGCGTTCCGCAAGGCTGATCTGCTGCTGCAGTTCAACCATTCGATTCCGGCCACGCGCAAGATCTGCTGCTCCACCACCGCGTGCAGCAGCACCAACTGATTGCGATACGCGCTGCTGTTCGGTGCGGTAACTGCCAAGCGCTACAGCAGCAGCGCCAATGCCGGCTGCTAACGCAAACCACGGCCCAGCGGCTAGCAGCGCTGCCCATGCGCCAGTTCCCGCCAGTGCGAGCACTGCATTGATTGCCGGTGCTAGCGCCACAAATGCAGCAGTCAGCCCGAGCACTGCCGCCGCCAGCGTCTTGACCGGCCCAGGTAACTGGCCGAATAGGCGCAGGATGTCGGTCGCAACTTGCACGATCGGTGTAATTGCCGGCAGCAATTCGCTGCCCAGTGCATTACTCAGCTCTTGCGTGGCATTACGGAATTCCTTGAACCGCTGCGCCGGCGACAGCTCTAGCAGTTCTTGGATTTTGTTTTTGTTTTCATCAAAGCCTTTGGCCAACGCATTGATCAATACATCAGATGTGATCTTGCCTTCACTACCGAGTTTCTTCAACTCGCCAACACTGACGCCAAGCTCTGCTGATACCAGCCGCAAGATGCCGGGCACCTGTTCGGCGATGCTGCGGAATTCATCGCCTTGCAGCGTGCCGCTGCCTAGTGCTTGGCTGAGTTGCAAGAACGCACCGCTCGCTGCTTCGGCTGACACGCCACTGGCGAGCGCCACAGCATTGAAGCCGTTGTAAACAACCTGGATCTGATCCAGTGTTGTGCCAAGTGGCCTCAATCGCGCGTAAACATCAGCGACACCACTTGCCGCTTCGGTTTGTGATTGGCCAAAGGTTTTGGCTGACTGTGCAACAAACTGCTGAACACGCTCGGTTTCGCCGTACTCCTTGCTCAGCAGTTTGAGCCGCAACTGCAGCTGCTCAGCTGATGCAGCGCCACGCACCATGCCGGTAACCAATGCGCCGGCACCGATGCTGGCGATGGCGCCGCCTACGCCTCGGAGCGCATCGGCTGCATTACGTGCTGCCTTGCCTTGCTTCTCAAGCCCAGCCGCTGCCGCTTCCGCAGTGGTTACAAACTGCCCGTTTTCCTTGCGTGCGCGGCCGGCAGCATCAATGAAAAACCGCATACCATTGGCAGCGGTTTGCATCTCACGGCCGACTTTGCCGGTGGCACCTTGCAGCTGCTCTGCGGCGCGTGCAGATGCGTTGGTTTGCGATTGAAACTGCCGCAGCGCTTGTGACGCACCGCGGGCGTCAACATCAATCTTGACGCCAGCAACGACAGCCACAGCACAACCCTCCTGATACGGTCAGTCTATCGCCGCCGTTTCATTCGCTGATCTTGTTCTTCATTGCGCAGATCATAGAACACAGACCACAAAATAACCTCTTCTAGTGTCATTTCGCGCATAAGTTTGGCTAGCGAATAGCCGAGTTCATGCGCGATATTCATCTGGAGGAGTAACAGCTTGTCCTTCTTTAACTCAGCCTTTAGTGCTTTTCATGTCGGTGATTTCTTCCTCCTCAGGGTTCTGGATCACGGCCAACATCATGGCCTGCAGGTCAGAGTCCTGCACCTCATTGCGCAATTCCGCAATCTCACCAGCCTGAAACAACCGCTTGCCGGTGTCGTCCATTGCTTTGAGTACCAGCAGGTTCAGCGCGAAGCCGTTGGCATCATCACCACCGGGCATCTTCTGCGCACGCTCGCGTTCGGCCATCGTGAGCGGTGCCACCCACATCTCCAGCGCCGAGCCATCGCTCAGCGTTACGGTGCGCTTGGTGGGCGTGAAGTTAGCAGCTTTCTTGAGACGAGCGAGAGCTGAGGACATCGAAAAACAGTGAGTTTGGCTCTACTTTAGCCATGAAAAAAGCCCCCGGCTAGCGGGGGCCTTCATTGCATTGCCGGGATCAGGCGGAAGTGCTGAAGTCAAACGTCGGCACACCAGCCGGGCGGAAGGTGATCTCCACCTGCTGCGCATCATCGGGGTTGATCGTTTGGCTAGCGGTCAGCAGCACAGCATCCATCGTGATCGAGCGACTCAGTGCTTCGCTGCTTTGCTTGTCGGTATAAAGCCGGAAGGCGCAGCCAGTTTGCTGACGCTGCAGTACGTCTTCCACCATGCGGTTAGACAGCGCTGCATCATCATTGGTCACAAAGATGGTGGCGGAACCGGAACCATCCGCGAAGCCAGGGATATAGGCGCGGAACGGTGCATACTGCCCACTCGGCTGGCCGATGCTGGTTACATCAATCTCAGCGCGGCTGATCTCAAAGCTCCAGCTCTGCACCTGCCCAACAGCAGCGAAGTCGGCATAGGCCACCTGGAACTCATTGGGGGCTGCAGCGGTGCCAGTGGTGGTGAGATCAACAGCAGAGCCACCTTCAGTGGCGCTCACCTTCAGCACACCAGTAGCGGCGGTGTAGCTGATCACGTAGTAGGTGGTGGCAGCGGTCAAACCAGCAGGCAGCGTGCCGGTGCCGGTGCCGCCGGTCTGACTGTTGACCACCGAAAACACCACCGGATCGCCAATGCGGAAGCCAAGGTACGGCGCAACGGTGATCTCATCGTCGGTAGTATCAACGCCGGCAGTGCCGAACGTACCGGTAGTGCCGGCGGGTTTGTAGTAAAGGGCGCCGGACGTACCGGACAAAACAGTGACAGCCATTGTTGTGAACGGTAGTGGCTAGGATCAGTCTAAATAGGCCTCAAACGTAACCGTAAGTTGCGTCTGGTAATACGGCTCCGGCGATGCTGGTGTTACCTGTGCTGGCCCCGATGCAGCGTCAAAGATGATGCCGCTGATCGTCTGCCGGTCGAACAATGCACGAATGCGCTCAGCGATCGTGAAGTTTGCGCCGGTGCCGGTGCCGATTGGGGTGTAGACATTCACCACCAGCACACCGGTTTGGCGATTGATGGTCTTCAACGTGGCATAGCTGTTGTCGCCAAGGCGCAAGAACACCTGCAGCCACGGCGCACCATTCGGCGGCGTGAACGGTGCGTTCTGATAGCTCACTGGATACGACGGCGCCTTAGCCATTTCCGCCGCGATGCGGCCCTCGATCGCTGCGCGGATGGTGTTGTAACTCATGGCTGCCTCCCGATGCGGTCAGCTTCGGTGCGGACGTAGGTCTGCATATCCTTGGCAATCACTTGAATCCAGCCGGCCGGCGCTTGCTTGCTGCTGCCATTAGCGAGCGGTTCTGCATACGGCAGATTGTTGTGCACGCTGTAGACGTTGCCGAGGGTTTCCTGTTGGTAGTTGGTGCGTGCCAGTGGCGGTGTTCCGCTGTAGGTGCCGGGCGGTGCGCCTTCACCACTTGCGCTGTTCTCGCCCACCTGCCAGCTCACGCGAAAGCGGCCCGTGTCAACCGGACTGGCTTGCTTCACGCGGCTATCAGTCTCCAGCACCGCCACGCGCAACAACTGCTCGACCTTGCCCGCTGCGTAGTCGCCGATCTGACCTAGCCGGATGGTGCGTGCCATTATGCCCTCAGGATCAACTCATGGATGATCGGCTGGTTATCCTGCTCGGTGGTGGTGACGCGGATCACCTGATGCACAATGCCGCCGATGATGACGCGATCAGCAGCAGTGGGTGGCGCTGCTACGTCGGTAGCCGCGATCGTCAGCCGTTTGTCAGTGGATTGGATCAGATCGTTCACTTCGCTCAGGTTCACGTCTTCCACCACTCCACGCACGGTGGTATCAGCAGTGGTTTCGCTAATGGTGCCGGTAGTTGGGTTATAGACACCAGTGCTGATGCGCTGAATGGTGACCACACCGCCGAAGCGTGCCATCAGCTTGCCGGCGGTCTTGCGTAGCGATGTAGCGAGGCTCATGGCAGCAGATTAGCCGGGGACACTACGACGGCGCCAATGAGTATGACTTGTCCAAATGATGCTGTGCCATTAGTGTCGACAGCTCCGCTGCATGCTGCTCGGTGAGTTGCACTTGACTGAGCAACAGCCAGATCGCGCCTTGCAATGCGCCAGGATTAACTCTGTTCGCCATTGCATCTTGAATTGCGGAGACGAACACCGCCAAGGCCCGCGCTAGCTCCGCCGTGGCCGGCATCTGGAGTACCGCTTGATAGGTGGCGCTGCTCAGCAAAGCGGCGTAGAAGCCTTGGTAGTCGGGCCTCGGCGGGTCGCCTTCGCCGTGATCGATAACAGCAACCACGTTGCCTGCGTTGTCGATGAGATATGTCTTGCTCATGACTACACCACCAAGAATGGAATCGGGCGGGTAAAGGAGTCCGTTCTGAAGTTGCCAACCAAGTTAGCGGGCAGCGCCGTAAGACCTCCGAAGTTAGTTCGGCCAACCGTGGTTGCTATGCCAATAGAAGTAAACTCAACGTGCCACGGATACCCCAATCCTGGGCTGTTGCTTGTAGGCCCCCAGAAGTTCGGCGTAGCTGCATTGCTGATTGCAAGAAACGCCAGCCAATAGAAACCGGGTTGCAGTGTCTGACTGAATCCTGCAGGGCCGTAATTGGAGTTGATAGCTCCAGTGAATGTCAGATCGCCGGAGGTGTAAACCAGATTGTTTGGGCCATTGGTTGCCTTGTTGTGATCGTAAATGCCAAGCTGAATGGTGCTGGTTCCTGAATAGTTGCTCCAGGTTCGCGTGACCAGTCCGGAGAATGTTGTCGCTTCTGGGATGTAGATACTGGCCAAATTCGGCAGGCCGACAACTGGCGTAGACGAAACTGCTCCATCTCTGTATGTTGGCGGCGCAATCAGATTGCCTGTTGTGTAGCCAGGATTGACAACGGTGCCGCCACCTCCAGCAGGAGCAGCCCATGTACCGTCAGCGCGGAGGAAGTTAGTGGTGCCGCCGCCACTGCTAGGAGCTAAGCCGGCCTGGGTGCTAGTGAACAGCGGGAGGGTGGCATCAGTGCCCGTGGAGCTGGCGATAACGCGAGTGCCAGCGTCGTAGCTGAGGTCAGTTGTTCCGCTCGGAACATCAGCCCAAGCGGCGTCGTAATCAGTGCCACTACTTTTGATCAGCGCTTGACCAGCCGTGCCGCCAGTGGGCAAACCACGATCACCGGTTGCCACGGTGCCGCTGGTGGTGCCGGTGTTCAGCGTGGCGCTGTTGCCGAGCCCTAGCGTCGTGCGCTGTGCGGCTGCATCCGCATCATCGAGCAGTGCCCGACCCGCTGCGGTGCAGGTGATCTCCTCGACAGCACCAGCGCCGGCGGTGCTCCGCCCGAGCAACTTGTCAGTGGCGCTTACATCTTGAATCTTGGCGTAGCTGACGGCGCTGTTGTCAATCGTCCATGTCGCGCCACCGCCGGATACGGTGATGTCGCCCTTGTCGCCGTCCGAAACACCAGCGCCGCCGGATGCGTCCAGTGTGGTGCCGGTGATGGTGAGATTGGCGCCGAGCGTTAAGTGCGTCAGCTTGCCGGCGCTGTCATCCCAGAAGATGAGGCGATCAGCGCCAGGGTCATCTGCTGTCAGCTGTTGCCCGGTCAGTCCGAGCACATCAGCCACGCTGGCGGCCAGTGTTACGGCGTCGTGGAATCGCGCATCATTGCCGGCGGCCACAGTGCCGGCAGTGATACCGACATTCAGCGCAGCAGCAGTGCCCAGCGTGGGCTTGTTCAGGATCTGCGCGTCGCCGCTGGCTGCATTCCAGTCTGCGTTGACGTTGACCTCGGCGCCAGCGGCAATACCAGCAAGCTTTGATGCTTCAGTGCTGGTATAGCCCTGATACCCGGCGGCATAGCTGATTGCAAGCGTGCCACTGGTTGTGATCGGCGAACCAGAAACGCTGAAGCCGACTGGGGCGGTCAACGCGACGCTGGTTACCGTGCCGGAGCCACCAGAACCCCCGGGGGGTTCGGCCCACGTCCCATCGGCACGCAGGAAGTTCGTTGTGCCGCCGCCACTTGCGCCAACAAGGCCCGCAGCCGAGCTCGTAAACAGCGGCAGTGTTACATCGCTACCCGTAGAGCTGCTCAGCAAGCGGGAAGCGGCGCTGTAAGCCAAGTCCGTAGCGACGTTGACTTGTGCTCCGGCTTCAATGCCAGCCAGCTTTGAGGCTTCTGCAGACGTGAAGCCTTGATAGCCAGTCGCGTAGCTCAGCGCGATGGTGCCGCTAGTGGTGATCGGCGAGCCACTGACGCTGAACCCAGTTGGCGCCGTGAAGCTGACGCTGGTTACCGTGCCGCCACCGCCGCCTGGAGATGCGGCATTGATCCACTGGCCAGTAGCTCCGTCGTACTTGAGCACCTGCTGATCGGCTGGAGAGCTGAGCGTCACATCGCTCAGGCCATCCAGCGCCGTAACTAGCGTCGGCTTCCCGCTGAGGTCGTTGTAGGCGCCACTGGTCGCAACGGTCGCCAGGCTGGTCTCCAGCGCATAGCCAGGGTGTGGATCAACCGCTGCCTCGTGCGTGCTAATGGCGCTCGATGCGGTCCCCGTTGCGTCGGCGCCCACATCTGCTGCGCTCGGCATTGCGTGGACGTGATCTTCGCGGGCATAGTCAGCGCTCACGCCGATTGCAGTAACACCAAGCGGCTGCGGTGTTGCATCAGCGGCGCTCGGTACCGTCGGCGTACCGCTCAGGTCGCTATAGGCGCCGGTGCTGGCGACCGTGGCCAACCCGAGCGTTGTGCGCTGTGCGGCTGCATCCGCATCATCGAGCAGTGCTTTGCCAGCCGTGGTGATGTCACCGCCAAGCTCAGTGGTACTGACGACACCAGCGTCAATGTTCCAGATTGTGCCGCCACCGCTAACGGTGATATCACCTTTATCGCCATCGGTGACGCCATCGCCGGATGTAGTGGCGAGATCATCCACGTTCACCGTTCTGGTGCTGGTGGTGATCGTGTCAATTTTGATGTTTCCGTATGCCATGCGTGTTAATCAGCAATGAGCCAAACTGCGCCGGCTGGAACAGTAACAGTGTAGCCAGCGGCCACTTCTACAGGGCTCACTGACATCCCATTCTTGCCGGTAGCGATGGTGTAATTACTGGCGATGACTTGCTTGGTTTCGGTGATGTCAGTCGCGACGCCTCCGCTGCCGCCTGTTGGTGCTGCAGCCTCCCATCGGCCAGCAGCTGCAACCCAGGTCAGTACATCACCGTCAGACTTGCCGCCATTGGCCTCGACATCATGCAGATCCTGCAGCCGGCGGCCAGTGTCCCAGCGGACAAAGATCGTGCCATTGTTGGCGCTGCTGATCACTGCAGCGACAGGCAGCTTCAAGTTGGGCGCCTGCGGTTCTGTTGCAGTGAACCCACCCGGCACGGCTGGATTGCACCACAGGATGGCACCTTCGGCATAGCTGCTGGTATTGATGCCGCGGATCTTGCCGAACACTGACACGTAGCCATCGCCGGCGCCGAGGATCGGCTGATCGGTCACGCCGAAGAACACATAACCCGGCTGGCTGCCATTGGCCACCATCGGCGCCACTTTGATACGACCACTGGCGCCAAGTGTTCCCGCGAACATCACCGCCGTGCCCTTTGGAATCGTGACGGTATTGCTGGCATTACGGCACAGCACCATCGTCTCTTGGCCGATGTAGTTGCTGATGCCGCCTTTGCCAAGCTCCAGCGTGCCCTCATCGGCATTCCAGACCACTTGGCCGTTACTGGGTTCAATGCCTGCGGTCAGATCAAACTGCAGCGCATCAACTTCAGGTCGCGCGGTCCATTCGCTGTGGTAGTCAGTACCACTGGACTTGACCAGTAGATCCTTTGGGTTGCCGCCCGGTGGTACACCAGCTTGGTTGACTTCAACCGCCGTTGCGCTGACAGTTGGCACTACCGTGGTAGCACCTTGCTCGGTGATTGATACCGTGGCCTGTGTTTCGGTGACGGTAACGATCGTCATGGTGCGGTGTAACCCTCAGACACGTAGCCGATGCCCTCTAGGTAGTAATTACGCAGCCCGGCAGCATTCTCAAGGAGCACGTCGTAATACACCTCATTCGGGAATGTAGCGGTCTGCGTATCCGTTAGCGCGATCTTGATCTGACCAGTTGCGCGGTCGATATAGGTAACCGCAAAGTCCGCGTACTTGGTCGTGCGGCCGCGATCCCACACTTGTGCATAGGCAGTCCAGCCAGTGAGATCAATGCCAACACCGGCAGCATCCTTGAACTGCAGCTGCAGGTCATAGTCAGCCCTGCGCTGCAGTGAGATGTTGTGCTGGCCGGGTTGAACGCTCATCAGATCTTGTACGCAACAACTTTGCCGCTGGTCAGTGTCACACTGGTAAATACACCTTTGATCTCATCGCCAGCTTTCAGCGGTACAGCGGCGAAGGTATTGCCAGTTTGGTTCTCGATCACAGCACTGGCGATCACGCTATCTTCCAGCGCATAGATCTCATGAAACCGGCCAGTGTGCGCCACGGTGTCACTGATGTACTCAAACCCGATGGCATAAGCGCGGTCCATGATCAGCTCCTACGGATTGCAAAGTTCCCCGGTCCACTTATTCTAAGACCGGTCAGATAGCGCTCAAAAATCGGCGGCACACGATCGGCGCCGGTTGCCATGCTGCTGGCACCGGCGGTCTCAATTGACAGGCTGCCGATCTTGACGCTCTTGTAGTCCTCGATTCCGCTGAGACCCAATCCTTCGCGGTTGTTGTTCAGGTACACCGCCAGCACGCACTGCGCGTACTGAATGCGATCAGGAATCTCGGTGTCGGTGTAGTAGTCGGTGGTGATCCGAAATGGGAAGCCGACCGCGTAGGTGTTGATGTACGTGTCTGGCTTGCGTACACCAGTGCGCGGCCACTGCAGCGATTGCGTATCAGTGGCGCGTGCACCAAGGAACCGCTCACGGTCTAGCCGTTGCGTGGCGCTTGCTAGTGCGCGGTTCTTTTCATCAGTGGTTGCTGATGCCCATGCCAGAACATCAGCATCCTGCACAAAGCCATCAATGATGGCTTCCGCTTCATTCAGCGTCAGGTAGGAGTTTGCGTCGGCCGCGCCTGGCGTGGCCACGATCGTGATCGCCATCGGCGAGGTCCGGTTGATTCAGTGTAGTTGGCTCTGCATCTGTTGAAAAAGAGGCTGCCGCCTTAGCAGCAGCAGCCTGTTGTTCACGCAGTCGCCGGAAGGCGAGCATCCCCATCAGATCCGCTTCAGCAGCACGGTAACGATCACACCAGCCAGTGCGGTGGTGGTGCCGGTCACATCCAGCGACAGCCGATCGCCAGGCTCAAGGATGAGGTTGGCGGTGGTGCTGGTCAGGGCAGGAGTTTGCTCAGTCAGAGCAGTGCCCTTGAAGTTGATCTTGGTGGTGCCCAGCAGGTCATCGCCTGCAGTGGCAGCTTCAGTGCCCTGGCAGCGGCGGATGGTGCCAGTCACGGCGCCAGCATCAGTGCCGGCAGTGGCGTGCACCTCACGGACGGCGACCACTTCGCACTTCACCGGAGCAGTGAAGAACTGCAGGTCAGCCACAGAGGATGCGATGTACTGATCAGCAACGATGTACTGCTCAGTGCTGAGTTCAAACTGGGAAGGTTGTGCCATCGTTAAGTACCTCAGAAGTTGGAAGTAACCGTGCCGCGCACGATTCCAATGTTTTTGTTCTGATAGACCTTGCTCCAGTTGCCGACAGTAGCCAGCGTGGCGCGATCAGGGTTAGCGGTGGAGCTAGTCCAGCGTGCGCCGACCGGGTGGTAGCAGTAGTGCAGGTCGATCGACATGGCATCGCTCTTGGCGAGGATGTCACGGTCAGTTTCGGTCTGCATCATCAGCTGTTCACCCGAGGCGATAGCACCTTGAGTGAAGAAATAGACCGGGTAGTTGGTGCTGGTGGGTGCTAGATCATCCGACACGATTACGCGGAGGCCCATGTAGGTGGGCACAGTCACGTCGCCGTAAGCAGCAGCCACGCTGCCGCCGAAGGCATCAGGCATTGCGGTGTCAGCAGTGACGCGAACGTCAGCGGCGGACACGTAATCAATGGCCTTGCGCTCCACGAGGTCGTAGAACACAGCGCTGTGCATACACACGGCAGTCAGCTTGTCGCCTTGATCACCCAGCAGGCTGCGAGCCTTGGCCACCTGACGGGGGCCGAGGCTGGTGGCACCGGAGGTGTCGAAGCGCAGTGCATCAAAGGCAGGGCTGTCGCCGCCAGTGAGAGCGCCGAAGCAACCCTCAAGGCATTTGATCAGATCCTTCTGCCGTTGGTTGGCGACGTATTCAGCCACCTTGGCGCCGATGGCTGCCATAGGGTCAGCGCCAGCAGCAAGGGCGGCGAGGTCGCGCGATTCAAACGCACGGCCACGGTGCAGGATGACGCCCACTTGCTTATCGGCTTCAATCTTGCCGGGTGTCAGCGAGGCGCTGTCAGACAGCACTTCAAAGTCACCGCCGAGATTGGCCTTCCAGAAAGGCACGTTGACGAAATCACCGCCTTCGGTGGCGTTGAGTTCAGCCATAGGCTGCACCACACCGGAAGCCAGGAAGGCATCGCGCTGGGTGCTGGCTTCAATGACGTACGGGGTAAAAATTTCGGGGACAATGATGTCCGATCGAAGAGTTGCCATGATGGCCCTCAGTAGTTGTTGTTAGCGATGGGCGCAGCCCGTATTACACCAGCGCAGCCGGTTAGCTACAGCTTAGCAGCTGCTTTTAGGCGGTCGTACAGATCACGATCCGTGCGATAGAGCCTGGATTGTTCAGTCAGGTTGAACGTTTCCTTGGCGAAGGGGTTCTTGATGCCGGGCGGGATGTCGCTCACTGCGTTCGCGCCGATCGGTGCACCGGACCCTTGCGGCTTGGGTTGCTTCTGCATCCATGCCGGCAGCGTTGCCTTAGCCCACTCGGTGACTGGTGTGCGCTGGTAGCCGTTGACCACCACCACGGTGCCGTCAGGGTCGCGCTCAATCTGGTTACTGTCCAGTTTGGTCTTCAGCACCAGGTCAGGATCATGCACGATGTCCGCCAGTGCGGAGACGGCAGGCGTCAGCAGCTCCAGTTCGCGGATGCGTGCTTCAAGTTCAGTGATGCGCTGGTCCTTTTGCGCCGTCGCCTCACGGAACTGCTGCTCCAGAGCTTGCCGCGCTTCGGTGTATTTACCTTGTGATTCAAGTTCAGCTTGCTCAGCGCGACGCTTGAATTCAAGGAGTTCATTGATGTCAACACCATCGGGCACGGTTGGTTGCTTCTTGGCAGCACGCAACTCGCTGATCAGTTCTTTGTTCTTGCGCTCCAGCGCTTCCACACTGCGCTGCAGTGCTTCCGTATCAACCGCAGGCGGTGTTGCTACCGGAGCCGCAGGCTCAGTGGTAGCTTGGTTTTCTTCAGACATGAATAACCCGCAGGGTTAAGTGCAACCCATGTTAGCAATATCTACCATTTTGTTTTATCAGCCCAGTAGGCGGCAGACATCTTGCCCTTGGCGATATTGGTCTGGTGACGAGCCTTGAATGCAGCGCGGCGTGATTTGGCGGCTGCTGATTCGCCTTCACGCCTTGGGCTACCGCTGACGCCTTGCTGCCCGAAGCGGATCAGCCGCACCTTGTCGCCTTCCTTGGCGAGTACCGCGTGCGACTTGGTGGGATGCTTCGGTGTTCGCTTTGGCTTGTTGTAGCCATCAAACTGCTCACCGCGATAGGTGATCATGACCGTAACTCCGACCGACGTTTGATCACCATGTTGCCGGTCGATTCAGATTTCACGCGCACGATTGGATCATCCGGTGTACCGACGCGGGTTACGATGCCGCCTGATGCAGTGCGAATCGTGGCGCGTTCTGAGCCGATGCCAACCACACGGCCATAGGTGCGGACACCTTGATACATCCAGCTGACGCGATCACCGCGTTTCATTTAGCTTTCCTCTTCTTGCGTGACTTTCCGGCTTTTGCGTACGCGATTGCTGCTGCCTGCGCTGGGCTTTTGCCGGCCTTGATCTCGCGTCTGATGTTCTCCGAGATCACATCTCTCTTCAACGGCATGGCGCCAATCCTCAACACCTGTCAACAGGCTACGGCCATCAGCGGTTGCCCAGCCCTTGTCGGTGTAACGCGCCGACACCCAGGTCTCACCGATGAGCGCCTCGACCGGATCGGAGGAGATGAAGTAGATCCCTTCGTTGCGAAAATGCCTAAGGCTCGGCAGGTCCATACCGCTTGCGTAGCTGCTCCAAGGTTAGTTCGGACCCGTCATCACGCACCAGCTTTGCCATTGCGTCGCGGGCACCGTGCTTGCGTACCAGCTTCTGGAAGTACGGCACCTTACTGCCCAGTACATCACGCTGCACATCGGCCGGCTGCTTGCTGAGCCACTCGCCGTAGCTGGTGTCTGCCGGCACCTGGCCCTTCATGCTGGCGCGTTTGCCGGGTGGTGGTGGGTTGAATCCGAGGCCTTCATAGTCGATAACTGGTACAGTCGTACTCCTGCACGCGAAATGCAGCGGCGGTGTTGGACCCTTGCCATATTCAAACTCTCGGCCATCATTAGCGCGGCAAATTGCGCTCGTGCGCGTGTCAAGCGTCGCCACGTATCTGTACTTCTTCGTTATATCCTGATTCGCCTCATACACCTGCTGACTTGCGGTGTTCGCCACTTGGTTGATACTGGTTCGCACCAGCGTCATCACCTGATGGTTGGCGACAGTGGTCAGCTCGCCGCCGGCTGCCTGGAGTTGGCGCACCGATAGCGGGCCATCCACAGATAGCCCCGCGGCACGCATCTGCCCGCGCGATAACGGGCCAACATCACCAAACCTCAGCGGTTCCTGGCTGCGCTCTAGGTTGCCCACTAGCCGCTTCGCGATCGACTGCGTGGTTTCACCCGTCAGCAGGCCATTCCGTACAGTCTGTGCAAAACGCTCCGCCTGCGCTTCGGCGATGCCGCGAAAGGCCTTTTCCACGATCTGCCCATTGGGCAGCGTGATCATCGTGCCTTGCGTTGCAGTGAGGCTGTAAGTCTGCGGTGCACCTTGCACTGCTGCGAACAGATCATCGCTCAGCGTCACCACATTGAGCTGCGTTGGGTCAGTGGTGACGACAGACTGCGCAAATTGCGGGCTGATCTCCACGGTGCGCACTGCATCGCGAGCGCCGGGTGGTAGTGCTTGCCGCAGTTGCTCGGTGACGAACTCCGACTGCAGTAGCGCCAGGCCTTGCAGTTCCTGCGCGGTCAGTTCTGTTGCATCACCGGCCCATGCGGCGAGGCTGTCGCGCAGCTGCGCAAGGATTGCACGCAGCCGAGCAGCCTGCACCGGTGCTGATGCCTCATCAATCGTCTGCAGTTGGTTCACTGCGTCGATAATGATGTCGTTATAGGCATTGATCAACCGCCGCGCGACGCTGTTGCTGTAGCGGTTCAGGTCGATTGCATTGCGGTAGAGGCTGCTGGGTGTGCTCACATCACCCGGTTGATCACAGTGCGGACAGTGCCATCAGGCTTGACGGCGATCACCTTATGCAACTGCCGCTGGCCGGGCTTCGGCTTAAGCAGCCGGCCGACGGCAGTGGTGGGGGCTGGGGTGGTCATGAGCGAGGGTTGAGGGTGGTTCAGTTTAGCGGCGGTTTCTAGTGTTTATTTCCATGCGCTGAGATGCGCTACTGGTCACTTCCAACGCCCTTCTTCTTGTTTGCAGGCTTCTATCAATTTTGGCGATGTCACGGCGCAGCTTCTGAAAATTGGACTCCATTGTCTTTGTGATTGGCTTCCCTTCTGCCTTTCGTTGCGCAGCTTGATTCTGCATCTTGACGGCCTTGGCGGTCAGCTGCGCTTTTGACCGCTCCAGTTTCACGCTATCTGCGAAATTGGAGTCAGCTCTTTGAGATCTCCTTCTCAATGCACGTTCGGCCGCATTGAAAGTAGACGAATAACGCGAGACCGACCCAGGCTCCGCGGATGCTGAAGTCATGCGGCGAGCTGCTCTCCTTTCCGCGCGAAGTCTTCCGGCCGCTTGCTGTTGTGCCAACGCTGCATTTTTCTCTCTTGCACGATCCCTTCCCCTCATTTGCGACCTTTCTTGTGGTGTCGCAATTAGCCCAGCCTTGTTGTATTTGTATTGATCGGAATTTGCAGAAGGCAGTCTAGTTGACGGCGCCTTACCTTTGCCTGTCAGTCCGCGCCTCACCGGCTTCGCCGCAGCAGCCGCCGCCGTCCGCCGTGCACCGCTGCGTGTGACGGTTCCCGCTGCCCGGCCGCCGCTGATCCGTGCGGTTTGCGTGGCGCGTTGCTTGCCGCTTGCAGTGCGCAGCCGGCCGCCGCGTGCAGTGGCGCCATCACCGCCGACGCTGGTAATCCGGCCGCTGTTGTCGCGTGTCAGGCGGTTGGTGCCGCGACTGATGCCACGTGGCGCTGGCCGTCTGCTGCCACCACCGCCACCGCCACTGGCGAAGCGTCCGCGTGAATCTCGGTTATAGCGGCGTGCCATGACAGCAGCGTGGTCTACATAAATTCAGTCTACGGTTTCGCTCAGTACATCCGCTAATACTTCAGCCTTCACGATCTCCAGCGCACCAATCAGCTCAATAGCTGACAGCTCCGAGTCGATGATCAGCTGATTCAATGCGTCGAGGAATTCGGTCACTTGAGGGATGCAACGCCCGGATAGCTTAGCCGGCAATAAAGATCCCCAAATCCTCCGGCTGATACCCAGATCGGATGCTGACATTAGCGCCGCGGTTTAGCGCAGACTGGATCAACGCGGCGAATGCCTCATACCCATTGTCGCCGTCTTCCATTAGCACCACCTCGTCCACTTCATCAGGTTTGCCTTGCTTATACCAGCTGATGCGTACGATCGCGAGGATCTCCATCGGTAACTTGCTGACGTGATAGTCCAGCTCTTGCCGCCGTGGTGGCCGTGGTTCAATCATGATCATCACGTCAACGAGCCGATTAGTGATCCAATCAAGCAGGCGATAAAGCAGCTGTTGCATCCAGCTCATCCTCCACGTTGAAGTCATCGCCGAGCACTTCACCATCGGCTAAGCGCTGCAGCAGCGTCTCTTGCGTGATGGTGCCGGCGGTGTAGAGCTGCAGCAGTGATTGGATCTGCTGCGCTTCCAGTGTTCCGCCGATGAAGTCACGATTTACGTAGCTACTGCCAGCCGCTTCTGGTGCACCGAGGAACTGCGCATGAAACTGCAGGCAGTTGTCGATCATGTCCTGCATGTTCTGCGCGATCACCATCATGGTGCTATCGCCTTGGCTGCGGTCGATGCGCTTCGCCTCGGCGGTTTCGGCGCTCAACTTCTGGCCGAGCACTGCCGCAAGTCCCAGGTCGTTGATCTGCTTCTCCAGCTGCTCTAGCCGGCGGAACTGGTAGTCGAAGCTGCGGCCGGCAGGTTCGATGTACTCAGCGCGGCCTTCAGATGGAAAGGCAATGGCCTCGCCGGGACCGGCGCTCACCTCTTCGGCGCTGCTGGGGAAGCCGTAGAAGGCCAGCATCGGCACCGCCGAGATGTGCAGCTGGTTATCAAGATCCGATTGGATCTGATAGGTCTTCAGGTTCAGCTCTGCGATGTCCTGCAGCGGCGGGCGTGACTCCAGCAGTGCTACGCGGTTGCTGTAGGCCACGCTGAACGGGATCCGGTCGAGCGTTGTGGTGCCTTCGTCGTAGATCTTGAAGTCGCCAGTGCTTTCATCACGCCGATGCAGTTGGTATGCACCAGGCGTCAGCACCCGCACCTGCTCCACTTGCTTTTCGCCGTATTCACCATCCGGCTCGGTGAGTGTTTCCTTCAGCCGCAGCTGCGTGATCTGCTGTGCACCGTCAATCATCTGCGTGCGCCATCCGAGGATGTCGCGCGGCGTGTAGCACACCCAATACGGCCGGCCATTGCCATCAGCCGGTGCATCTACCAGCACGCCAACATGCCCGTAGCGGATCATCTTACGGGCGGTTTCATAGGTCCAGCAGTTCAAATCATCGCCCAAAAGGTTGACATCAAACAGCTGTTCACGAATGGTGTCGCCAGTGTCGTTGAGCCTCACCGGTTTGCGCGTCAACATACCGGCCAGCATTCGCTCTAGGCGGATGTAGTACGGCGGGCAGATTGATCTGGCCAGCCTTGAATCATAACTTTCATCGGCCTCTCTCGGCTCTTGAAAGAGATACTTGCGATGTTTCTTCCGCATGGCGGTGGTGCCGCCGAGCAGATCCTCAATCAGGATCCAGTGCGGCTCTTGCGCATACCATGCGGTGTTGGGGTCTGCAACGCCAGCAACCTTGCGTGTAGCCGTTGGCCGGTCGTATGCGCGAAAGCCTGAATACATCTGCTGCACCTCGATGGGTGCAGTCTAGGTAATACATCAAAACGGCCGGGCTGGACTTGAACCAGCACTGAGTTCGGATTGTCTCCGCTGCCTCTACCTTGGGCTACCGACCTGGCCCGATGCCGCAGCAGAGCGGGAACACCAGCAGCCTACGGCAACAAAAAACCCGCCGCTGCGAACGACGGGCTGAGGATCCCTCGCGGAGTTGCTCAAGCTCCGCGTGCAGCTTACTCCCCCGCGTAGGTGAGTACGATCTGCTTACGGCCGACCTTGATCTCGAACTCATCGCCAGGTTCAGCGCCCATCTGCTGCATGTACGCCTCACCGATCTGCAGCTTGCCATTGAACTGCACCTTGGCCTTGTAGGGCAGCCCACGGCCGCGCTTGGTGGTGCCGCCGCTGATGGTGAGGCCCTTGGCGTCGAGCAGCGCCTCATAGAACGCCGTAAAGTTCACCTGCTCAGAGCCATCTGACTTGGCGGTCACATAGCCGCAGCCGCGTGCCATCTGGCTTTTGTTGCTGCCTTCTAGTTCTTTCACCTTCGCCAGCAGTTCAGCGCCTTTCAGCATTGTTCAGTTGTAGTTGACTGGTGGAGTATAGGTCTATATCGGCTGCTGCCAAATCGAGCGGGCTGAGATCGCAACGCGGATGTCACCGCCGGTGCTCACGTCAACTGTTGCGGTTGTGATACAGAACAAGTGGCGTTGAAAGAAGAAGCACTGCCCAGGAAGTGCGGTGCACTGGCCGATGGCGTCGGAATGCACTGGGCGCAAGGTGGCCTCTAGCTGCGGCCGCGCCATCACGCGATCCTCTATTGCAAGACTGGCCTCAAGTAGCTGCCACTGATCGGTATTCAGTGGCGAATACCGGGCCAAATGGTCGGGCAAGGCAATGCCCGTTGCGTCTGCAGCGGGAGAAAGTTTCTGCACGATTGAGCGAGGGTGGAGAGCCCACCCATGCTACCGCCGTCAACGCTCCACCACCTTGTAGGTTTTGCCGATCAGCTGGACTACTCCGGCGTCGTCGCTGATCAGATACTCCGCATCGCATCGCACGAAGTCCTGCGCCTTGAAGCGCAGCGTGAAGCTCACCAGGTTGGTGGTTGGGATGCCGAGTGCTGCGGCGATCTGCGGGCCTAGGGTGTCGCTGGTGGGGGTGGGCATGGGTCTAATACACGCGGATTCCTGTGCCCTTGCCGGCATTCAGGTGGAGCGGGTTGAATTCGCTCATGATTAGATAGCCTAATCCGTCGCTCCAATGCTCGATGCCGCCGGTCTTGTCGATCACATAATCGTCGGCGCCTTGTTTATACGTGACATTGCGCAGTGCCTTGATCGTGTTCTTGCAGCGCGGATGCACGAACAGGCGGATCTGGCCGTTGGCATTGCGGATCATGCAGTTGGTGGCATTGATCTTGTCCTTCACTGCCCACGGCGCTTTGGGGCTGACGCAACCGAAGCCGTACTGGCGGATGATCTCGTGATCAGTGCGGCCGGCGGATGACGTTTTTCTCGCCGAGCCTGTTGGATCAGGGAATGCGATCAACCTGCGATTCCTGAAGCGATCCTTGAGCATTGCGCACACTTCATCGGTGTTGGTCTGACGCACTGACACCTCATCCCAGATGTGCAGCGTGTCGCCAACGCGGCTGCCGAGCACACCAGCCAGCACGCTTACGTTGAAGTCAGTGCCCCACAGGATCGGGCCGCCAGTGTCGGTGATGTCTTCGCTGATGTTGTCGTCGCCGAAGTCGGGATACACCCGGCCGGATAGCGTCTCAAAGCTGGCGAGGTATTCCTGGCGAAAGGTGCGCTCGTCAAGCGTTCGTTTAGCAGCTTCTACTTCATAGTCGGGAACATTCCCTCCCTCAATAGTGGTATAGCTAAATGTTGACCAGTCCTCTTGCTCTTTGGCTTGTTCCCACCAATCATAAAAATGGTTCAAGCCTGATGGTGTACTGATAAACCATGCCGGCCCACACTGATCTGAAAGCGCTGGACGCAATACCATTTCCCAAGCATCTTTTGGCACATAGGCAGCCTCGTCAAGCACGAGGGCGCTCAATGAAGCCCCCCGCAAAGAATCCGCGCGGTCCGCTCCTTTCAGCTGAATTCTGCTGCTATTTGTTAGCTCTACGGACAGCTCTGTCTCATTGGTTTTCAATATCAATTCCGGTGGAAGCATTGTTTTAAGTTGACGCCAAGCAATCTGTTTTGCGCTTACGTATGTCTGAGTCGAATACCAATTAAGGCTATTTGGTTTTTCTATTGCCCAACAAATGAGACGTGCAAGGCATAAATAAGTCTTGCCCATGCGACGCCCAGCGCAGAGCATCTTGAATCGCTCTGGCGCATCCCACACAGTTCGCTGAGGAACAGTAAGAGACTCGTACAGCCGAGACACAAGCAGCTTGTATTGATCGCTGTAATCAACTTGCATCTTGACAGGCGGTTCTAGCAAGCTGCCACCTGGGCAATGACTCAAGATTGAACCGCTCATGCTGCCATCTTGTATAAAGCCTTGCGTTGCGCTGGTGATGTTGTCAAGAATCGAACTGCAAACTCTTCGCGTCCGTACTCTTGCAGCAAAGAGTGGAATTCAACAGCTTTAGCAAATAGTTGCTCGCAGCTCATTCTACGCACCTCAGTATGCCCCTCCCATTTCGCTTGCGCCAAAGCGCTTGGGCATTCTGCCATGACCCGAGTCGCCTTTAATACGGCTTGCTCGATCAACCAAGAATCAATGCGAGTGAGAACAATGAAATCATAGACATCTCCATACTCGCCTCGGGATGCACGCTTGCGGATTCTAATATCCTCTGCGATCCCAGGCTTTGCGTAACCTTCAAATCGCTTTAAGGGAAAGACGTAGAAATAGGACTCGGCTTCTGGATTTCGGAAGGTGCCAGCTATCCAAGCTTGGAGACTATCGTATCCGCCTTGCCCGCATCCGCAAGTTTTCTGCAATCCGGATACGGCATCACGAAGTCTTACTTCGCATGTATTTCCGCAATCACACTGGAACTCCCAAGTGTATGTGGTTTCACCGGAACGCTTGCCAATGCTTCGCAGTGCAACTAAGTTGCCGAATCGTTCGCCAGTCCTATCAGCGGCGCACGTGCTTTTGCTGCAGCCACAACTGGCGTTGGGATTTTGCTTGACGTTGCACGGAAGACGAGTGCATGTATTTCCGCAATCACATCGCCAAAGCCATCTGCCTTGCGAAGCGCACTTTGAATTATCAATTTGCTTGATGCCTATTAACTTGCCGAAACGCACGCCAGAATAATTATCCGACTTTGTGACAGACATTCGTTTCTTCGCGCATTGCGAACATCCCACGTCGCCATTGCGCTTAAGTCTCCATTTAATAGTCGCTCCAGCTGCTATTACCTCTCCGCCGCAATCGCACCTAAAGCGCCAATGCGCTTGCCCTCTATTGCCATTTGACTTGACAGCGCTATGGCTGTACTCAATGGCAGTCAAGCGACCAAACCTTTGGCCAGTTAAATCCTTGAGTTGCGTTTCCGTGATTCGATCTTTTCCGTAGCAGCCACAGCTAGATGTATTGCCAGAGGCAACGGAAGTGCATGTTGAATACGTGAGACGGCCGCAATCGCAAAGAAACTCCCACTCAAGAGAGGCGCCACGGCGGTTGCCGGTCCGTCGAACAGCAACAAGGCGGCCGAATCTTTGGCCGGTAATGTCTTTTGATCTGCGAATGGTAGCTTCTTCTTTAGCAAGGCATCCGCAGCTTTTTGAGCGACCGCAACGGACGAGGGATCCGTTGATTTGCTTTTGATTCCCGCAATCGCATTGCCACCACCACACGAGTTTGCCGTGGCGATCTTTGTGGGAAAATCGAAGCGCAACGAGACGGCCGAATCGCTGGCCGCTAAGGTCTAAACTGTGCATGGTTCCAGGTAACAGCTGGGATCCGTGGGGCAGGGTGTTAGCGCACCGCTGCCCCTTCATCGTAGCTAGGAGCAAAGCTGCGCCAACTTCGCCGCAGTATTGATCGCGCCCAGTGCGATGTGGTACTGGCCCGCCTGCCGTGCTTCCTGCTGTAGCGTCGCGCATTGCGACAGGAGATCAGCCACCATCTGCGGCCGTTCGATGTCCCAGTCAGCCTTGAGCTTCTCGCGGGCATGACGCAAGTAAAGGTCGCAGGCGTCATCCTTCACCCCCCAGTTCTCCCGGGCGTAGCGGATGCAATCCGACCTGCGACCACCTGCGGCGATGATCCGCGCGAAGTGTTCGGCGCGTTCTAGGGTTTCTTGTTTTGGACCACGCGGCGCAGCCATCAAACTGTACCGATCACGAACAAATACTAACCCCTTATCTGCACAGGCATTACAAGGTAGATGTTAGCGGAATCGCCATCGGATAGCACGACCGGGGTGGTTGAGCTGTTGGCGCGGATGGTGATGGTGTCACTGTTGAAGCCTTTCACGCCGTCGATCAGGTAGTGCACATTACAGGCCAGATCAGGCAGCTTGCCGTCCAGTGCGATGGTTTCAGCGCCGCTGTTGGCCTCGGCTTCGGCGGTGAGTTTGCCGCCGCTGAGCTTCACGACGGAGTTGTGGCTGTCGGCGATCACGGCGATCCGCTCCAGTGCGCGGAGCAGCGCCACGCGGCTGCAGGTTGCCTCATGGCTGCTGGTGGCAGGCACCAAGGCTTGTACGTCTGGGTAGCGGCCATCGAGCACGCGGCTGGTGATGGTGGTGGTGCCGGCGCTGAAGCTGACGTGATGGCCGTCGGTGGTGATGGTGCACGGTTCACGCAGCAGTGCCATCGTGCGGCCGGGTACGACGACATCCAGCTCCAGCTCGGCCGGCACGGTGCGCACGGCAAGGCGATGGCCGTCTGTGGCCTGCAGCGCCATCAAGCCACCCGTAGCGGCCACGTGGACGCCCGTGAGCAGCTGCTTCGCTGCGTCATGGCTCACAGCAGGCAACACGGCGCTCAGAGCGTCCTGTAGGGCCACAGGAGCGCCTGCAGCGGCATCCACGGCCGGAAGGGCGGGGAAGTCATCCGCAGCGGCCACAGAGAGGCTGTAGGAGCCACCAGCGGCGGTGAGCTGCAGGCGGTCGCCATCCAGTGCCAGTGATACGGCGTCAGACAATCGACCGGCGATCTCCGACAGCAGGCGATGCGGCACCACCACGGAGCCGGGTGTTTCCACTGCGGCGGTGATGGTGGTGGTGATACCGAGGTCCAGGTCGTAAGCGGTGACCGCCAGCTTGCCGTCGTCGGTGGCAGTGAGCAGTACACCGGCAAGGATCGGATGCGTCTTGCCGCTGGATACAGCACGCGCCACGGTGCGGAGTGCGGCGTTGAGATCAGCTTGGGTTGCGAGCAGTTTCATGAAGCTTGGAGATAACAAAAGCAACGAGGGATTCAACGTGATGCCGGCTGAGGTCGCCGCGCATGAAGGCAGCGGCATCGGCAACCAGCGAATGATACGCCACCGGGCTCAACCCTGCAACGGTCGGTAGCGCCAGTGCGCGATCGCGGATCAACTGCGTGCGGGTGGTGCCAGCAGCGGCGGCTTCAGCGTTGAGCCTCTCCAGGTCGGATGGGTGGAGGCGGATCTTGATTTCTTGCATTTCTGGTGGTGGTGAGGACGCAGTTTATGGGGCGGACGCAAAGAACGCAGTGCTGGTGGGCAGTCTCAGCGATGGCGGACGCAAATGACCCTAGGGCGGACGCAAAAAACCCAGTCATACCAACGATGGACGCAAAACCGGGGTTTTCCCTTACTCCCCCCTATGTGCAATATGTTCACGCCGTTACACAGTCTCCTAAGGACCGATTTATATACCCCTTTTGCGTCCGCCAAGGCAAAAAACAAGATAGAGACTGGGTTTTTGCGTCCGCCATTTGCGTCCGCCTTGCGTCCGCGCGGACGCAAGTTGCGTCCGCCAACAGTCTCACCATGCGTCCATCCTGAGATTGGTGATAACGCGATCCCTGCTCTTGCCAGTCCTGGCGGACGCAAGTTTTGGGAAAATCTGGCGCAGTGCATCCACGAGCAACCGTGGTGCCTTGACCGTTCGATCATTCGGCGGATCCATGATCCAGCGACCTTTGTCATCTTGATACCCCTCTTCTTTGTACCACTCTTGTAACTTGTCCCAGACGCGCTTAACCGACACCTGGCTATCAGCTTCATAGGCCAATCCAACCGAATCACAGAACTCCCAGAGGTGACAACTAGCGCGGCGCACCTCTTCCATCGCCTGTTTTCCTGATGAGTAATCAATACCCCACTCCACCGAAAGCGATAGCCCCTCCAGCAGCCAGTTCAAGAATGCTGGGCAGATGTACTGCTGGATAAAGGCCGGATCATCTTTCAAGCGCGGATCAGCTTGGAGGTGATTCGGTTCAGTCGGCTTGGCCATGAATACCTTCCGAAACCTGAACACATGAAAGCGTGTTTCAATAGCAGCCTGCTCACCAGTAAGCGATGGATCTTTGTTCAAGTTGAACACAAACAGCGCAGAAGGTACAAACTGCGACTCTTGAATGCCCTTCAATTCGTATGACAACTCCTCACCTGAAATGGCAGCTTTCAGCGATTGCAAGTTGTCGATGCTGACAAACTGTGAGTTTTCACTGCTCCAGTTCACCGACGCATCACGCAGCGGTGCGATCGGGAATTTGCGGCCTTGGTCGTACTGGCGGAAATCAGCCAGCGTGCATGATGTAAAGTTGCGGCTGCCGAGCGTGTCACGCAGCGCGGTGCGGATGGTGTCCTTACCGTTGGAGCCTTCGCCGATCATGAGCACTGCACGTGGGCGGCCACGTGTGGCGCGGTACTTGGTAAGATCCAGTCCGCTGCCGAGGATCCGCTGCATCGTGTCCTTGTCGGTTTGTTCGACGGCATCAAGCAACCGAAACAGATGCCGCCCATCGGCATCGGGGTCATAGTCGTAGCCGGTGACGTAAGTGAAGTGCTGATCCGGGTGATGGGCTTCGTGCTGCACTTCAAGCTTCCGGCCGGACCATGACCAGCTGACGACACCATTGCGGCAGTTGATCGCGTTGGATGGGTTGACGGCTACGGGCTTCAGCAGCCGCCGCATCCACTGCAGCGCTTCATCCACATAACGCGGTCGGCGCCACGGGTAGGTCGGTTCACCGCTGCGCTCGGGGATGACATGCAGCAACGACAAGAACGCGGCGATCTCAGGCGCCAGCTCTTCATCGGGCTTCGGTTCGTAGTGCGTGCCGCTCCATAGGTGGAGGATGCCATCAGCGCAAAGCCAGCGCTGCTGCGGATGGCGGAATACATGCTGCACGGTCAAGTCCAGCCAGTCGGTACCGGTCTTGTCGTACAGCTGCAGGTTGACCACTTCGCCGGGGTCCACTGCAGCACCGGCATCAGCGACAGCAGCGCGTGGCGTCATCACCCGCGCCGGCAGCGGCGGCCGCCAACCGTGATGCCGCGCCCAGTACCAGAAGGTTGAGGCGTTGATGTGATCACCGCCGGATGTGGCGACCTGGCGAACACCCCAGCCGCTGACGCGAGTTGGGCTGTGGTCTTCCATCAGGGCGATGGCGTCATCTTCGGTGCCACCGGCTTCGATGCAGGCCTTTTTCAGCGCCCAGAGGATGTTGCGGTACTTCTCGTATGTGTTGTCACCTGATCGCCGCTGCGGGATGCAGGCCAGCGCCTCGCGCACTTCCGCCATGCTGCGGCTGCTGTGATCAGCAAAGGAATCCGCCTTGCGCTGGTGAAGGTAGAACTCCTCCTCCGGCAAGCAGGTTTCGATCTGATCGACGGTGTAACGAGCGCCGCTGCTGGCGACCATGACGCACATCTCACCGAGGCTGCCATCGGCTAGGGCGTAGTAACTGCCCGGCAGCCGCATGACGCGGGAGACGTTTTTGATACTGCGATCTGCGTCGCAGTAGTCCAGCAGCCGCGTCTGCACCAACGACCAATGCGCTGGGGTGACCGGATCTTGGAGCACCCAGTAGCTGTGGATTGACTTGCCGCCGGTGTCGATCTGAAAGGTGGGCTCAGGCAGTCCAAGCTCCTGCCATGCGGTCAGCTGCCACTCGCGCGGGCGATCGTCCCATTCAGCGAAGAATGCACGGCAGGCGGTGATGGAGTCGTTGGTATCGCCGCCGTCATTGACGACGACGTAAACACCACGACCTTCGGACTGCCATTGCCGGATCAGGGATTTTGATGCACCACCCTTGCGGCCCTTGTCGGTTGCCTTGTCCGGGTGCTCGCGATGGAGGAATGCCCGCAGGCGAATAGTGCCAGCCGGCTTGCCGAGGATGCTGATGAACCGGCGAGCTTCGTCAAAGTCGATTTCCTTCATGCCTGCTCGCGCTGCTGCTGACGGATCGCCTGGTCCAACAGGATGCGTATGGCGGCATTGCGGGAGATGGTGGCGCCGCGCCAGGTATCAAGCCAGCGCAACTGCTCCGGTGTCAGCCGTAGCGGGATGGGTCGTGCCAGTGGCATGGGTCATGGTGGTGGCTTGACAAGCGTATACGATTGCGATACCGTGTCAAGGCCACAAGCCTGATCCCATGCCAACCAACACCCCTCCGTCGATTTACAAAGGCATCAAATACAGAACAGAACTTGAAGCTCGCTGGGCCGTTGCCTTTGATGAGCTTGGCGTTGAGTGCTCATTCTTGCCTGTCTATAGCCTTATGGATTGCCCGGACTGGCTTTCTTTTAAGATCTGGGATGATATGTACGCACGTGTTTTTTATTGCAAGCCGTCAAGGCGAGAACTGGACGAAACACTTGAACTAGCAAACAAAACTCAATCTGAAATTTTGATGCTAGTGGGCATGCCGGCCCCGAAGTCTTATTTCACGATAGCGCCAAGCGATAGCGAATATGCTATGGAGTTGAGCGCATATGGCAATCAATACAAAGGTAATGATTATTTGATATTTGATAGCACAACTTCATCGGAAGGCAGATTCTATGTATGCACCGGCGCAGACGCCTCATGCTTCCCTTCTCCGATAGAGAGCGAAGATTTTGAATCTGACGCCGACGATTTAGCCCTGGTCAGAACGTGGCATCATCAATTTGACAGGCCATTTACGGGTGAGTGCTTGGATCTTTCCAAGGTTGGATTTCGCAGGGGGGAAAACGACTTTGGTGCTTGGATTATTGACGGCGACGAACTTGTGCTCAAGAGGGACGACTCAAAGTGTATTGATTTTGAGCAGTGCAACAGTTCAGCCCAGATTCTTGACTGGATCTTTCACTATCAAGGGCGGATTACAGCCGAAGAGCTTGCGGATATGATCGTAGCCATCCAAACAATACTTCATCCTACCAAGAATTTTTGCAGCTTTGGCCAAGACAAACGCGCTAATGGATTGCAGCTGCTAAGGGAATGGCTGACCCCGCCAACTCCCAAGCGCCAACCCATCAAGCCGAGCATCCGCTTCCAAGTGCTGAAGCGCGACGACTACCGCTGCCAGATGTGCGGCGCTACTGCGCAAGACGGCGCGAAGCTTGAGATTGACCACATCCACCCGGTCAGCAAGGGTGGCGGCAACGATCCGAGCAATCTGCAGGTGCTGTGCCGTGACTGTAATGCCGGCAAGCGGGACCAACTGCAATGGCCCACCCCAAGATCATCGGCCACCTAACCGGCTGCGGCGAGCTGAACCGCGCAGCATCCGCCGAGTCCGATTGCGCGCGGCTGCCTAGGGTGGTATGCTTTGCACATCCCGAACCGAGAGCCATGGCACTCACTCACAGCCACGCCTTCTGCGAGCACAAGGTCACCATGGCGCCCGTTGACCGTCCGTGGGACTTCGTGGTGATTGAACGCTTCAACGGCTGCCACGCCGAGCGCGATGCCAAGCGCCTCGCCAATTCGCTGCAAGGCCTTGAAGGCGCAATCATCTGCGTTAGCTGCCAGCAGTGCTGGTGACCCCCACCGCGGCCCGCCGGAGCCGCACCCAATCCCGGCGTAACCCAACTGCTCAACCAATGAGAAGACTTACCCTCGCTGCCGCTGCGGCGGCACTGCTGCTACCGGCCGCTCATGCCGGTGCTGTTGACCCTGAGCTGTATGCGGCACGGTTCTGCCTGCTGCGGCTGCAAGGCACCAGCCTGCGTGATTCCATTCGCCAGGCTGTTGAATACGCCTGGGATTCGGAGCTGCCATCACCGACTGCAGCCGTCACGCGCCACGGTGAAACCGTCCGCATTGATGGCGCTGCTGCGATGGATGCTGCCCGTAAGCGCTGCCCGGAGGTTTGATGGCTCCGGTGATATTCAAGATCACCTATCGCCGCCCGTGGGGCTTGTGCACAGTCCATACCGCGCAGTTTCAATCTGAACCGGAGCTGCGCATTGGCTTTGCTAAGTCTTACCCAGGCTGCGAGTTGGTATTCGTTGAAGATGTGACATCTCGTTTTTTTCCGAATGACAAGAATCTACTCTGATTCCAATGTTTACGAAGCATCCCTAAGTCGGCTTAATTTTATCTTTGCCAACTTCAAGCGTGTTTATGTGTCATTTTCAGGCGGCAAAGATTCCGGTGTATTGCTAAATCTTGTTCTTGATTACATGCGAGAACATGGCATCACGCAAAAGATCGGCGTGCAGATCATGGACAACGAAGCGAATTACACGCATAGCGAGGAGTTCATGCACCGCATTCTCCAAGCAAATCGCAATCTGCTTGACGTCTATTGGTGCTGCTTGCCAATTACGTTGCCATGCACCGTTAGCTCTTACGAGATTGACTGGCAGTGCTGGGGGGAAGCAGACCGCCACCGCTGGATTCGGCCAATGCCGCAGCAAGATTACATCGTCAACCTGCAAAACCATCCATTTGGTGAGCTGTTCATCGAAAACATGGACTACGCCACCTTTTGGGACATGTTTGCTGAATGGTATAGCCAAGGCGAGCCGTGCGCCAACTTGATTGGCATTCGCACAGTTGAATCGCTTAACCGCTTTCGCGCCATTGTCAACCAAGACAAGGAGACAATGGGCGGCATGATGTGGACAAAAAAGAATACCGATCACACTTACAACTGTTATCCCATTTACGACTGGCGCACCGAAGATATATGGACAGCAAACGCTAAGTTTGGCTGGGATTACAACAAGCTGTATGACATCTTTTATATGGCTGGTATTCCAATCAAAAAGATGCGCGTTGCCTCTCCATTTATGTCGGAGTCAAAATCAAGCTTGGCGATGTATCGGGTAATTGATCCACAGATCTGGGCGCGGCTCTGCGCAAGGGTAGGCGGCGCAAACTTTATGGCCACTTACGGCAAACAGCTTGACTACAAATCGTTTCGGCTGCCGCCTGGCCACACGTGGAAGTCATTTGTCAAATTCTTGCTTGCAACGCTACCAGATCAATCCAGCGCAAATTTTAAGCAGCGCTTCATTCAGTCCATCCGCTACTGGGGGCGAGTGGGGCGCGGATTGCCTGAGCACATTATCCAAGCGTTAAGCCGTATTGGCATTTGCTTTTACATCAATGGCACAACACGCCACGGCGGCAACAATCTCCGCCGTGTTGTAATCAAGGTTCCGCCTGATCACCTTGATGAATTGCCGTGCCATAACAGCATGGTGACATCTTGGAAGCGATTTGCTATCACGGTGCTCAAAAACGATCACACGTGCAAGTACCTTGGCCTCGCGCCAACGCAAGAGCAGCAACGTCGCCAGAAGTCCATTCAACGCAAATACAGCCAAGTTCTCAACCGTTCCTCAAAATGAAAATCCTCAACGCCAACCAACTGCCAGCTGATCGCGTTGTTCAATGCCCAAAAGGTGGTTTTACTTCGCACCGGCTGCTCACGGAATCAGACGGCATGGGTTACAGCATGACCAAAACGGTTGTGCATCCCGGCAAGCCTCACCGCTGGCATTACCAGCACCACCTTGAAACGTGCTACTGCGTCAGCGGCAAAGGGCTGCTTATCAACGAAACAACTAAAGAGCTTCACGCGATAGCGCCAGACATTACATACGTGCTGGACAACCACGATCCGCACACCTTCGAGGCACTTGAAGAAACGGTGCTGATCTGCGTGTTTAATCCACCGCTGCTTGGCAATGAGCTGCACGATGAGAACGATTCATACCCTTGGCGATCCCCAGTTTACTCCGTTCGGAGTATTCCTATCGAGAAAGTTACCGCCAATGATTACAACCCCAACTCTGTGGCACCGCCTGAGATGGCGCTACTGGAAACATCAATTTGGGAAGACGGTTACACGCAGCCTGTCGTTGTCGTGCACGACACGGAACGCGACCTATATGTGGTCGTTGACGGTTTTCACCGTTATTTGACACTTAAAAACAGCCAGCGCATCCGCGAACGCGAAAACGGAAGATTGCCTGTCGTGGTTCTGCGCAAGGAGCTGCATGATCGCATGGCTTCAACCATTCGCCACAACCGCGCCCGTGGTTCGCACAACATTGAACTGATGAGCGTGATCGTTGCAGAGCTAATCGAAATGGGCAAAGGTGATGCTTGGATTTGCAAGCACATCGGCATGAGCCCTGATGAGCTGCTGCGCTTGAAGCAAATCACCGGCCTTGCATCGTTGTTCCTTGGCAAGGACTTCAGCAAAGCGTGGGATGTTGAGCAAATTGATGCCGTCTCTAAAGATCTGAGCGATGAAGCTGAAGAGAGTCTGGCTGCCGATTAATCAGTGGGAGGAGATCGGCGCGAACATGTGGGGTGAGGTCAAGGATCGTCGTCTCTACTTGCAACGCGCCGTGATCTTCACCGGCAATCATCGCCTATACGGGCGATACATGATGCGCGTGATTTACGAATGGCCAAACAGCTGCCTTAATGCTTTGACTGATTACAACTTGAACCGCAAAGCGTGGATTGGCCACGCTGCGTGCGCATTGGCTTTACGCTGCCCCGAGGACATCACTCGACAGGCTTGGGGACTGCTATCAGATGAGCAAAGGATTCTGGCGAACCGCCAAGCGGATCGAGCCATTCAATCCTGGGAGATGCGCTATGGAGAGAGTCTCGGAATACGTCAAGACGTGGAAGCGCCGGTGCTATTCGGACGGAATACCGGATAAGGTGCCGAGCAAGGTTGCCGCATCTGGCCGGGCACCGTCTTGGCGTGCGGTAGCGATTGCACTTTTGCAAAACGATCTCAATTTGTACCAATTGGGGTTCTCAAAACCTGCATACGAAAAACAAATGCAAGCGATCAGACGTGCGCACATTGCCGTAAACGGTCAACTGCCTGATTACACGCAACTAGAACTAAAGCTATGACCATCCAACTCCGCCCCTACCAGCAACAGCTGGTCACCGAGATACGCGGGCAGTACCAACTGGGCAAGCGCAGTGTTCTTGCTGTGCTGCCTACCGGCGGCGGCAAGACGGTTATTTTCAGCCACATTGCCCAATCAGCTGCCAAGAAAGGCAACCGCGTGTGCATCTTGGTGCATCGCGCGGAACTGCTGGATCAAGCCAGCCGCAGCCTGCAGTGCATGGGCGTTCGGCATGGCCGCATTGCCGCCGGCCGAAGCATGGACCTAAGCCATGCCGTGCAGGTTGCCAGTGTGCAGACACTGGCCCGCAGGCTGCACAAGTTGCCGCGTGATTTCTTCCAGCTGCTGGTGGTTGACGAATGCCACCACAGCAATGCGGGCACATGGGCCAGCGTGATCAGCCACTTCTCTGCCGCCAAGCTGCTGGGCGTTACTGCGACTCCAATTCGCGGTGACGGCCGCGGCCTCGGCGAGTGGTATGAGGTGATGGTGCAGGGGCCAACTGCGAAATGGCTCACGGACAACGGCTACCTAGCGGCTGCCCGTGTGCTGGCACCACCCGGGTTTGATGCTGCCGGGCTGCGTAAGCGCATGGGCGACTTCGATGCCAAGCAAGCGGAGCAGCGGGTGACAACGATCATGGGCGACTGCTGCAGCCACTACCGCAAACACCTGAGCGGCCGGACGGCGATTGCGTTCTGCTGCTCAGTGGCTCATGCCGAAGCGGTGGCGGGGCTGTTCATCAGCCAAGGCATCGCTGCAGCCAGCATTGACGGCAGCATGACCGGCGAACAACGGCGCGATCTGCTGCAAGCGCTGGAAACCGGCCGGTTGAAGGTGCTCACCAGCTGCGCATTGATCGGTGAAGGCGTGGACGTGCCAAGCGTCGGCGGCTGCATCCTGCTGCGGCCAACGCAGAGCGTCAGCCTGCACCTGCAGATGATCGGCCGGTGCCTGCGGCCAGCACCGGGCAAGCCTGCTGCGGTGGTGCTCGATCACGTCGGCAATACACTCCGCCTTGGCCACCACCTAGAGGAGCGTGAGTGGAGCTTGGATGGCATCAAGAAACGCGACCGCGAGGCAGCACCCAGCGTGAAGGTATGCCCCAAGTGCTTCGCTACCACCATGAGCACCGCGCAGATTTGCCGCGAATGCGGGCATGTGTTTGCACCGCAGGAGGCGCGTGAGCTGAAGGTGGTTGATGGTGAGCTGGTGGAGTTGCAGCGCCGCGAGCAACGCCGCGAGCAAGGCAGCGCGCAGAGCCTCCAGGATCTGATCGCCCTCGGCCACCAACGCGGCTACAAAAACCCCACCGCATGGGCGAAGCATGTCTATGCAGCACGTCAACACAAACAACAACGGAGTCAGGTTGGATGAGCAAGTTCTGCATTCAGCTCAACGACATCTCACTGCCGGATGCCATTGCAGCAGTGGTTGAGGCTTGGTATGAAGCGCAGGTGCAAGGTGAAATGCAATCAAAGGCGTATTACTCTGTAAAAGACTTGCAATCACTGCTAAACAAAAGCAGAGCTTCTGTTTACAGACACATAAACACAACAAAGGGCGTCGCAAATCCTCCATTCGATCCGCAAAAGCTAAATCATGAATCCAGGGAAGACATCACGGATCCAATGCTGTTTACCTTGGCAGAAGTGGACAGATGGCGACAGCAAAGGTTGATTCCAATCGAACAGCCAGTAACGCGCCGCCCAATTTCAATTCTTGAACAATCTAAGCCGGATCCACTCAAGGAATGGGATTCGCCATCAGATGAAGCCATTCCCGTTATTGATTACATGACTACAACGATTGCAAATCTTACAAAAGCTGGCAAGTTAAAACCCGGCGACAAAATGCCAAGCATCAGAGATCTTGCCGACAAAATCGGCTGTCATCGGAATACCTGCCTAAAAGCATATAAGGCACTAGAGGAGTCTCAGGTTCTCGTCGCTAAACCCGGTTCCGGCTATTATTTAGCAAATCAAGCCGATTCTTTTGGCGACAAAGAGCACGAGGATCACGAGCAATCAACGGAGGCACTAGATTTAATTATTGCAAACTTGAATCAGTCACCAAAAATCAAAGGGACGCGCCTTGCCATTGAAAGACGTGGCAAGAAGCTAGCCATCAGAGGGAAGTTACCGCTTAAATCAAATCCAGATAGCCATGCGTATCAGCGAATCAGCCTTGGAATTTCAGCCGATCAACAGAATGCTAGAATCGCTGAAATTGTTCTACTGCTAGTGAGTGACCAATTGAACCGCGACGATTTCAACTGGGACAGGTGGACCGACGATCGGTACATCAAAAAGATCGTTTCTAACGCAAAGCTTATTCTTAATCCTTTGCCAGCAGTCGCTTAACAATGCAACGGAGGAGTGCGTAGCCTGCCGCCAGTCGCATCCCCGCAGTGCCCAGCGAACAGACAATCCAGCAACACATCCGCGTAGCGTGCAGCAAAGGCGACTGCCGCCTCTACAGGAATAACTGTGGCGTCTTGCGCGATCAGCGTGGCGTGCCGGTGCGGTATGGACTGCAGACCGGCAGCAGCGACCTGATCGGCTGGCGCACTATCACCATCACCCCGGACATGATCGGCCAGCGCATTGCGGTGTTCACCAGCATCGAGGTGAAGAGCGCCACCGGCCGCATCCGCCAAGAGCAGCAGCAGTGGCTTGATGCCGTGACCGCAGCAGGCGGCATCGCTGGTGTGGCACGCAGCGTTGAGGATGCGCAACGACTGCTCGCGCAGCCGGATAGAGAACCGTCCACCTAGCGGGTAGCGCAGGGTGGCGCGTGGCTGTATATTGATTCCAGCGGGCCACGCCCCAGCACCTGGACAACTGCATACACGCGGGCGATCGGCCCGGCCCCGGTGGTGGCTTCCAGCCAGGCACACCACAGAGCACCCGCCTGGTGCTCACCACACACCGGAGGACCGATGGACGATCTCACCCGCACTGCCCTCGCCCGCGAGGCCGAAACCGCTGCGCTGATCGCAGAACTGGATGAGGCATTCGCGGCGTGGTGCCGCTCCACCGAGCAGCTGCTGCAGACGGCCCAAGAGGCCATCGCGGTTGCTGACTCGATCGAGTCGGAACTGGCTGATGCCAGCGCCCGGCTCGCGGAGTGGGACTGCTGAGGGCACTGGCACGGTTGCACACGGTTGCAGCCGTGCTATATTGACTGCACGAGGGGAGCGGCCCACTCGCAAAACTGAACCGCCCCGGAACGGATCACACGACGGGTCACCACGAGATCAACAAGGCCTGACTAAGCCTGCACTACCGGTTGGCCCGGCAACACCAATAGGCCACAAGCCCGATAGAGCGCCCGGGATTCTCCGCTGCGGACAAGAGAGCAGCCTGCCGGCCGAGAGCAGCGATCTCGGCACCCAATCCCCGCTCAGGCCCAATGCCACGCAAACAACCAACTGAAACCGTTCCCGTTGAGCTGCTGTATAGCGGCTGGCGCTGGGAGACGGTGCGCATGAATTATTTCAAGCGACTTGGCCGCATGGATGATGCGCATGAATGCGCCAACCTGCGCGAGCTGTACCGCCGCCGTCTACATGGCGAAGGCATCGGAGTGCCGGCATGACGCTGCTTGATCGGTGCGTCGCTGCCTACAGCGAGGCCTATGCCGAAGCCGCCACTGACGGCCACCCACTACCTGAGATCCGCCGCATCGCCATCGCTGCGGTGATTGATGTGGTCAACGACCACGACGCCGACGCCGACGCCGACACGTGGGACAGCCACCCGGCGCTGACTGTTGAAGAACGCAATCGGAACCTGCAATGACTGACGACATCACCGATCTCCGCTGTCGCGTAGAAGCACTGGAGGCTGCGCTGCGAGCGATTGCCTCATCTAGCAGCAATCGGACCCGCCTGGGCCTGACTCAAAATGCGCCGGCTTGCTCTGATTCGTTGGTGGAGCAAGTAGACAAGGCTATGTGGGCGGAAGAAGTCGCTCCTGACGCCCGCGCCGCCATCCACACCACCGCCGACTGGCTCGACCAGCAAGAGCTGCACGTCGCTGCAACGCGGCTGCGGATGGAGGTGGGGTGATGAGCTGGTCCCCGCCTTTTGCAGCTGGCTTTTTAATCGGCTGGTGGATGTGCGCTGCTACTTGGCCTCGCACCCGCGACCGCAAAAGACGGCGCAGCTTCGACGATTAAGGCTGAGTCGCTAACCATGCCTTGCATTTCTTCATTCCTTAATCATGGAAACTTCTGCCTCTCAAATTCAAATCAACGGTGTTACTTACGTCCGCGCTGATTCCGTTCCTACAGGCAACCGCGCAGTGATCGTCGTTGACCGCGGCTGGATCTTCGCTGGTGATGTTACTAGGGAAGATGGACGCATCAAGCTATCCCGTGCCGTACATGTGTTCAAATGGGAATCTATTGGTTTCGCCAAAATGATCGAAACAGAGAAAGCAGATCTGCGTCCTATTGCAGATGTGGACATGCCTGCCGGAGCAGAGATTTTTTGCGTGCCAGTCTCTGATAACTGGGGGCTGAAATGAATATCATGATGCCAGTGGGCTATGGCTATGGCTATGGCTA